TAATTACATACCGTCGTTATGAATACAGCTTCAACATCGAAACTAACTACCGTAACGCATTAACTCCATTGACTCCAAACATCATGTGCGTACAACGTTACGAAAACATTGAAGTACTTCCTGTTCAATCTTGCTTGTACATCAAACAATATCGTGAACGTAACCTTGGTTTAGCTCCTAACGCTGTATACTCCAGCTTATCCGCTAGCCATATCTAATAGCTAACGCATAACGTGTTTACGTTATTGGAACGATAAGTTATATCCCCATATGGTTATTATGCCATATGGGGATATTCTTTAATGAAAGGAGTACACGTTGATGTATTATGATTCTGCTATAGAATATGAAGAATACGTCTTGTATACTACTGAAGCTGAAACTAACTTATTGAAGTCTAAAACGGCAACTAAAATTAAAGATATCTTAATTCGAATTGCTGAGAAGGCTTCTAGCCTTGTTTCAAAAATCATTTCTAAATTTATTGCGTTAGTTAAGAAGGCTAACGTAGTAGTACTCGACACACTTGCTAGTCGTAACTTAAAGAAGGGTCGATTTAAAAACAAATCTATGGCTGTACCAGATGTTCCTGGGTTCCGTCAGCTATTAATGGATTTAAATAAACTCCCTAGTTATGCTAAAGATATCAGTGCTGCATTAAGTGGTACTGATATTGATTGGGATAAGTCCTTTAAAGAGATCGATGATATGCGTGACCGTGTCAACACGGTACGAACGCAATTAAGTTCTCATAAACGTACTAATATTAACCCTAGCTTAATTAAAAAGTTAGTCATGTATGCTAACTTAGGTACTAAAGCTAGAGTACAGACTGCTGATGTCAATATTAAACGAATTAAAAGTAAAATATCGAACTTACGGGATGATAAAGCCTCTCATCAGGTACATCAAATCACAAGTCGATTTATTAACTTATTCGTATCCATGACATCACTTATATTCCGTATTACACGTATGAGTTTAAATAACTTACGTCGATTAGCTCGGAATATTGTAAAAACTGAAAATTAAAAAGATAAGTAGGATAGAATCGCAATGGATTCTATCCTACTTTTATTATGCACGTTTAACTGCAGAAACAGCTTTGCTAGCAATGGATTTTGCTTTTGCTTTAAGCCAATTAAGTTTAGCTAATAATTTAGCAACTAAGCTGGAATATAATTGTACTGTTTGTACATGAATGGCACTAACATCCTTAATGGAACATTGTTTAGCAGCATCGATACCTGCACTAGCCATGGAACCAACTGTACTTGCACCTTTTTTAATAAGTTCAAGTACAGAACTGATACCCTTGCCAATAGCAGCAATATCAGATGTAACATTTTTTTGAGCTTCATCAGAGATGTTATCAAAATTATCTTTCCAATCCAATAATTTTTCACGAACTGCTTTTACTTTATCTTCTGTCATACCTGAAATCTTAGCAACTTGTGCACTAAGAGCATGTAAACCAGCTAAAATCTTAGCAATAACAACTGAGGCACTCATGAAATAGATATCGCCTTCAAGTTTGAAAGAGCCAGAAACGCCTTTAATTACATTGACAGCCTTTTCCAAAATATCGGAATCGATTTTAGCCAATTTTTCTTTAACAAAATTTGCGATTTTAGTAAAGAGTGCTTTGATTTTTTCAATCACTGTTTTGAAAGCACCCTTGGCTTTATCAACTACACCTTCGGTTACCAATAAATCCAATTGAGCACTTTCAATTAGAATTTCATTACTTGTATTCATTGTACAAATCACCTTTCATTAACTAAAAAATAGTATGATATTATATAGTGGTATTAATCATTTTCAGGTTCTTTAATCCCTTTAACACCTTGTGCTCTAAGAAGAGAACGTAAAGACATTTTATAGGCTTTATGCATAGCCACCACATAGTTAATCAATTTACCAGATAAATCACCCATCAATCGACAGCGTTTCATTTCAGTAGCACGATCTCTATCGCCAGATTTTTCAATCTTATTCGCTACGGAATTGAATGTATCGGCTAATGACCATAGATAGGAATGTTTCTTTTCCAATAAGTTAAGCATACCTGTCATGATATTCGCATATTCATTACCTTTGATAGTTTCTTTTACTGTCAATGGAAGCTGTTTAACTTTATCAGCTTCTTTAGATAACTTAACAGTTTTTTCTTCATCAGAATCATCAAAATCAGATTTATCAAGGATCGCTTCTGCTAGATGATATGTATCCAAGTATACCTTATCAAATTTATCAAGACTTGCTTTATTAGGCACTACACAAGAATATTCATCTCGATCCTTACTGATTAAACTGGCTTCATATTTAAGTTGCTTAAGGTCTTTCTTTAGTTTGCTCATGATAAAATCTTTGATTTTACTAACGATTTCCTTAATCTTCTTAATAACGGCAGCCATTACATTTTTAGCTTTATCAACTAAACCTTCAGTTACCAATAGATTCAATTCGGTAGATTCTATTAGTATCTCATTACTAAAGTTTTCCATAGTATACCATACCTTTCAAATTAGAAGTTTAAGTTATTAAATAGTTCACATAGATAGATTTCTCTAGTTTAAACAAATATTTAATGCTAAGACTTATTAATTATAGAGGTGAAATATATGAAACTTGATAATGAAATTGTAATCGAATCTGCAGAACTTCAATTGTTACTTACAGAAGGTGACACTGAAGGTGCGGTGGAGAAAGGTGAATCCCTTCTCTCTAAAATGAAAAAGAGCCTATCTGAAAAGATTAAAGCTCTTAAATCTATTTTTAGTAAGAAAAGTAAAGATATCGTGCAAGCTAAAAATGCTGATGGTACTATTACTACTAAATTAGTTAACCCAAAATACTTAGCTGCTTTCAATAAAGCATATGCAGCAAATATTAAAGCACTTAAGAATATTTTCACCAATAAATTATTTGATGAAAAACATAAAAAACTTCTTGGTGATGCATGTGAACTATTCGATAAACTATCTAACATCGAAATGACGATCATAGTAACTATCGATCCAGTAGACGCTGTAAATGCTATGCATAAGCTAGGCGGTGAAGTTCTTGATAAACTAAAAGAACTCGAAGGCGTCATCGATCATATTAACAAAGTTGCTAAATTTGTAATACAGAATGATGGTGAAGAAGTTGATAAAGAATTAACATACATCGAACTAGCAACTATTGGGAAAGTCCAAAAAGGTATATATGCTGATACTGAAAAACTCTTCAATTGTTTCATGGATATCCGTGATGAAATTTCCAAAGCAATCAAAGACTAGTTAATCAATAGAGATAGAACGTTTAGTTCTATCTCTATTTTTTCTCATTAGATAATGCTGAGTTAGACACTTAAATAACATTGATTAGAAAGGTGGTTACTATGAATACCAACAATCGTGCTAGAATTCAGACCAACCTCGAATCAATCGTAAACGGTATGGAGTTCCAAGAGCTTAGTGATAAGTTCGATAACATCATCCATACTCGTGACGAAGATGCTATCGAGGCAAGTCTATACCACATAGCTAGAATACTAAAACGTATTTTCAATATCGAAACTAAATTCTCGATTATTGATCGGACTGGTCAAAGTCCATTCTTTGGGTTTAATCTGTTCCCTACCTTTGAAGATATTAAAGATATCTCTGTTAAAGTATTAAGCAACTCCACAGATGATATTATCGATATCTGGCAAAATACAGATGATTGGTACGTCGAAATTGACTCCAATATCCTATATAACTCTAGTAAACAATTTAATGCCAAAGAAATTGCAACGTTGTTATTGTATCGCATTGAACAAGTTGTATTCAATTACGAATTGCCAGAAACAGTAACGATGATTGTACGCCAAGCATTAACATCACTTGATTACCGTAGTAATGCAGTGGCTCGTAGTGCTATCTGTCGTGACTTGTATATCATTCCGTTCTTAACGGCTGCCGGGTATGTTAACTATACACGGGATCTTCCTGTCGATTCCATGTTACGTGCCACACCAGAATCAGAACAACGGTATCGTGTCGCGTTTAATAAAATCTTAACTAACTTTGGTATGTTAGAGACAGTTGATCGAAACATAACTGAATTTGAACATACGTTAAACTACGTACTTCTTATGATTTTTGAATCGATCAACGATATGAAGTATAGTACTCGTACACTCCGTTTTAACGTGAAAAAATATGTTGATGGTCTTCTATCAAACTATGTGAAGGCTATCATGAAGAAAATTTTCATCAAATTCACTAACGTGAATGGTAAAGTACCTGCATTAGAAGCATCCAATCCTAAGATGAAAGAGATGCAAGAAAAAATTGCAGAACAGCATATCGTAGAACAAGTGCAAGCGATTTATGAATCAACTAAAATTATCCAAGAATTTATTGACAAACATGGTTTTGTTAAGAAAGTGGATAATAAAGAAATTGATATCATTCGTATTGAAATCTCTGATATGGAAACAAGCGATGATAAAATCTTCTTAATTGAACGCGTATACAAATTCCTTAGTATCGTAAACTACTCATTATCCTTATTGGATGATCCTGAGTTAGGAAAACGTGTTCGTGTATCTAAATCTATGCTTCAAAAACAAAAATCCGAACTCGAAGAATTACGTCAAACGATATTAGAAGCTAAAATTGCTCCTAAGAAATATGGTTTATATGTAAAATATCCAGTTGGGTATGAAGGCTAAAATGATAAGTCATTAGGGGTTCGCTCCTAATGACTTATTTATTCGTATATAGGAGGTTCTATGGAAGAAGTCTTTATTCCTCAAGGAGCCAAACCCGCTATGGGATATGATATGTCTAAATTCTATGGGATCGACTCCAGAGGTATCCCATTCTTTTACCATATCTCTACATCAAATTTATCATTTATACAAACAGCCAGAGATTTAAAATCGCTTGGGATTAATAATAATGCGTTTTTCTTATCATTGTATAATCCTGATTTAGCTGATGTAGACCCATTTAGTCCTAATCTAACGAAAGAACAAGTGCAAGCCATTATCAACGAATGTATCATTAATCCATGGTATTTTATTCGCGAATGTGTTCGTATCCCAGAACAAGGTGGTGGCACAGGACCGGGTGCTGGCTCTAAATTTAGATTACATCGTGGGAATCTAGCTGCCTGTTGGTGTTTCTTCAGAAACATCGACTTATACCTAGTTATCCCTCGTCAATGTTTTAAAACTCACTCCATGTTAGCCTGTTTAAATTGGGCGTATATCTTTGGTACATCTAACTCTGTATTCAACTTCTCAAATAAATCACAAAAAGACTCTGACGATAACTTGAGAAAGATGAAAGAACAAAAAGATGTATTACCTATCTATATGCAACATCGTTATGGTATTGAAATCGATGAAAGTGGCGATTTCAAACAAGTCAAGGGTCTTGACAACGTTCGTACTATGACAAACCCTGTGAATGGTAACCGAATTGATTCTAAGCCATCAGCCGCAACAGAAGAAAAAGCCGATGGTATTGGTCGTGGTAACTCCGCTCCAATTCAGTTCTATGACGAAGTTGAGTTTACGAAATACATTGGTACGATTATCATGGCCGCTGGTCCAGCCTATGTCCGTGCGGCTGAAAATGCTAAGAAGAATGGTGCTATGTATGGTCGTATCTTCATTACAACACCAGGGAATATCGATTCCCAACCAGTAAAAGATTCAATGAGTACTCGGGAACAAGCTGCTGTATTCACAGAACGATTATATGATATGACAGAAGATGATATTGCTGCATTCATGAAAGCCAATTCCAGAAATGGGATTATCTATATTGAATTCAACTATAAGCAAATCGGTATGGATGAAGAATGGTATCAAAAGGTTTGTGCCGTATCCAACTGGGATAAAATCAAGATTAAACGGGAAGTACTACTACAACGTATTCGTGGTACATCCGAATCACCATTTGATCCAGATGACCTAGATACCATCAATGGATTTCGTAAAGAACCAATTGATGAAATTATGGTTAATAAGATTTTCACCCTATATGTATATGAGAAACTTGATAAAACCGTTCCGTATATCATGGGGGTTGACTGTGCAACAGGTGTTAATAACGATAATACAGTACTCATGATTATCGATCCATATACATTACACCCAGTGGCATGTATGAAAACACCATTAGCCGATGCTGTAGAAACGGCTCAGAATATCATTCATGTCGTAAACCGGTATATTCCAAAAGCATTAGTAGCGATTGAATCGAATCATCTAGGTTCAGCCATTATTGCTATTCTTAAACGAAGTTCCATTGCCGCTAATCTATATTATGATATCGATAAAGCCATGGTGCCAGATGTAGAAACTCGATTAGATAAACATGGTATGGTGATGAACGATCCAAATAATCGTAGATTCTATGGTGTAGCTACCACAGCTACTACTAGACCGATGATGATGCAAATTCTATTGCGTCATGTAGCTGAACGGAAGTCTGATTTCATTTGCCGTGAATTAATCGATGATTTAAACAATCTGATTCAAAAAGCAAGTGGTAAAATAGAAGCCGCTCAAGGGGAACATGATGACGTTGTTATGGCATACTTAATCGCTTTATTCGTATACTATCATGGTAGTA